ATGGCTACCATCATTAAAAGAGGGGATAAATGGCGAGTACAGATTAATAAAAAAGGTATTCGTAAAAATGCTACTTTTTCAACTAAGGTAGAGGCGAGTAGATGGGCTATAAGTGTTGAATCTCAAATTGAAGCTGGAGAATATAGCTCTATCCCTAAGATGACTTTTGCAGAATTAATTGATAAATATGTTGCGGAAGTGACTGTAAATAAAGGTGGAGCAAGAGAAGAAAGTTTGAGATTAAATCGTATTGCTAAAACACCTTTAGGGCGTGTTGAGCTAGAAGATTTAAACAAAGAGCATTTTGAGAAATGGCAAAACAAGAGATTAACCGAAGTATCTGTTTTAAGTGTTCTTCGAGAAAGAGTTAGTTTATCTGCCGTTGTTTCACAAGCAATTAAGTGGGAGTTTCTAAAAAGTAATCCATTATCCCTTGTTGATAAACCAAAAGAGCCACCGCCACGGACAAGGCGTTATTCTCAAGATGAGATAGATAGATTGCTATTTGTATCTGGATTTGATTTTGATAAGCAGCCAGAAACAATGATTAGTCGAGTGGGAGCGTCTATTCTATTTGCTATCGAAACAGCTATGAGGGTCGGTGAGATTTGTAATTTGAAATGGGAAGATGTTGATTTTAATAAATCAACAGCATTTTTACCAAAAACTAAAAATGGCTTTGCGAGAACAGTTCCTTTATCTTCTACTGCAATTAAGATTTTGCGTCATTTGGAAAAAGTGAAATCTGAGTGTAATCAAACTGTTTTTCAAGTTAAGTCAAGTTCTCACGATGCAATCTTTCGTAAGATGAAAGAGTTGGCCAGCTTGGCAGATCAAGATTTACATTTCCACGATACAAGACGGGAAGCCTTATCTCGATTAGCTAAAAAAGTAGATGTGATGACATTGGCTAAAATATCAGGGCATAGGGATATTGACCCTATCCCAAATTCTGTGTAAACACCCATTTCAACTTAATGGTGATCGTCTAGGCGATCACCAAAATCAATCATAAATCGATTCATCGCCAGTTTCCAGTTCTGAATCGGCATTGTCCATTTTTTTGATGCATCTTTAATCGCAAGCCAAATCACTTTGAAAACTGAATCATCCGTCGGGAATACATTTCGTTTTTTAATCACGCGACGAATCACGCTATTAAGCGATTCCACGGCATTCGTGGTATAAATCGCTTTACGAATGTCAGCCGGATAATCAAAAAATGTGGCAATATTTGCCCAGTTATCTTCCCAGCCTTTCGCCACAAGCGGGTATTTTGCCTGCCATTTTTGCGAAAGTGCGGTCAGATTTTCGCGAGCCTGTGCTTCCGTCGAGGCCTGATAAACCTGCTTTAAATCTGCGGTGACGGCTTTGTAATCTTTCCACGAAACGAATTTCAAGCTGTTACGCACTAAATGCACAATGCAAAGCTGAATCTTCGTTTTAGGATAGACTGCATTGATGGCTTCTGGGAAGCCTTTTAAACCGTCTACACAGGCAATAAAAATGTCTTTTAAGCCTCGATTTTGAAGCTCTGTCAGCACATTTGCCCAGAACTTCGCACCTTCATTTTCAGCAATCCAATCACGGTCACGAGGCGTCTCAATTTCTATCTCACCTTCATCACAAATGACGGTCTTAGATGTGTAACCGTTACGTGCATTTTTACCTTTTCTAGGCTGATGTTTTTCATAACCAAGATGGTCGGTCAGTTCACCATTTAACGCAGCCTCGACGGTGATTTTCTTGAGCATCCGTGAAAATTGATTGAGGTCTTCTGGTGTTTTTAGATTTTTGGCAAATTCCGCTGCCAAGGCGTGAAGTTGTTTTTTCGTTCATAATAAAATACCTGTGTCTGAATGTATTATCTCAGAAACAGTTATTTACACAAATTGTGGGAGAGGCTCTCTCATCGTGGGTGCCGTGGTTATCCATCATTACAATCCTTTATGCCTGAGGCGACTGTTAAAATTACCAAGTATAGTATTGATGAACTGTCAGAGGAACATTATCTTAAGCTAGATGAAGCTGTGATGACATTACACGATTTGAACTTAGAAGCCTATCAGGTGTTAATGGCGGTGTTTTTACAAGGGCAGGATAAGAAGAATATTTGTCTTGAAATGCATATTTCACCTACTACATTTGATAACCGGTTACGCACTGCACGAGATTTTATGGAAGGGGCGGTGTTTGGTTCGGGGTTGATTAGACTGAAGTTTTAGGCGTATTGCTACGCCTGATGTTGCCGATAAATTTCACAAAGTTTTTTAATGGCTTCGGCTTTCTTGCCGCCGATTTCAGCAAGTATTGCCACAAATTCGTCCGCAACAGGCGTTTCCATACGCACAGAAAATTGCTTAACCTTGCCTTCAGCAAGCATACGTTTGTTATATTCGTTCGCAGTTTTAGAACGAAGTTTACGAGAATGTTCAGTCATTGAATTTGCCATGGTCACCTACTTGATTTTTTAAAACGTTGGTTGTATAGTTTAGGAACTGCCTAGCAGTGGGGGCAACCACCGCTAGGACTTTATCTGATTAGTAAGCTGATGAGCTTAACGCAATCAGAATTAAGAAGATGATGATTTGATAGGTTTTCATCGTCTTAGTTCCTATTTTTAGTTGAGCGGTGAAAGCCGCTCTTCTTATTTCCGCCCTATTGCGAAAACAAATATATTATAATTTACAAATAATAATTTATCAAGAATTATTTGTAAGTTTTCAGATTTTCATTTAAGGTTATCAAATGTTTAACTTCAGAAAACAAAAGCAACAAGTTGAGCTAATTGAGCAATTACAAGCAGAAATTGAGGAACTAAAAGCAGAAAACTACCGCTTGAGAGATTTGCTTTCAAGAGAGTGGCAAGAAAAACGCCGTTTTATGAAGATGATAAACGGCAAAAAGAAAATTGCCACAGATTAATCAACAACGATTATCTGTGAAGTCGTGTGAATTTTAATTGTTCAAAAAGTGATTGACGTCGTGCGAGAAAAGTAGTACATTTCAGCTACGCTTGCAACTCGTACAAGCGAGAGAAATCAAAATGATTTTATAGCCCTGATCGGAAACGGTCGGGGCTTTTTGTTTGGGGGTTAGGATGGAACAACGAGATATTCTGTTAAAAAACGGTGAAGTAGTTCAAGAAAAATCTCAATGTCACTATGCCGCTGGCTGGCCATCTCGACGTATATCAGACTGCGGTCCTCACTTCCAAAATAGGAAAATTTATCCATTTGCTGGCAATAATGACGTACCACAAGATTAAACATATCTAGTGGTACTGAGTAAATTTGATAAAGGTTATCACAATGGTAGAACTAAATGTTGCGTTAAAAAATGCCGCAGAGCTTTATGGTGAAAATCGACCATTTGTCGATCCTGAAAGTGGAACTCTAACCCTAGCAGGTTGCGAAGCTCTAAGTCGTCTTGGTATTGGATTTTCCGAAAGTAGACTTGAACCTGATCTTTTAGATAAGTTGCGTAAGAATCTCGCTGCTCTTTAGTAAAACCTGTTGTGAGTTTTTCTATGAAAAAAAGGTGAAGATCCTTTTCGAGTTGAACTAAGAAGTTAAAGTTGTTTGCAATTTTGGCATCTTTAAATGTGAATTCAATATAAGAGAAATGGCTATTATCATATTTTCCTATCCAGTGAGAACAACCTAGTGTGATAAAGGGGCTATCAGGCTTGTTAAGTTCAATAAGTGTGGTTTTAAGTTCTGGTAGTTGAGCAATTTCTAGGATTTCATCTATTTTTTCAGGATGATTAACTAAATCAATTCCACCTGCATTTGGTGTTGGATTTTGGCAATCTTCAGATCCATTTGATGGTCGATATGGAAATTTGGTATAACCTTCACGAAAGTACATAATTTAATCCTCTGCTAGTTTATTTGTTGGGGAACAATATTCTAGCAGTTTTTTTAACCAAGCTCAGTCTTTACGGACTGGGCTTTTTTATTGCCTGAAACGAGGGCTAAGGTATGAAAAATGCTATGAGAGATGCAGGAATGCAGAGCTATGCATGGAATGGGCTTACAGGTTGGTTAGCCTGGTTAGGCGATCAACAAAATTTAATGTTCATTAGTTTGGCTCTAGGGATTGTTACAGCGTTAGTTAATATGTACTCAAAATGCCGAGAAGGGAAATAAAAAAACGCCGAAGAAGAAAGGGCTGAAGAAAAGCATAAAGCAGAGATGCACCACCTCGAAGAAATGCATCAGATACGTAAACAACAACTCTCAAGGGGATTAAGTAATGAGAAAGCTAAGAAAACTGGGTAAAGTTGGCGGTGGGGTTTGTTTTGTCAGTGCCATTATTGCGGTGTTGAATACAGATTTTCACGGTCAATTTCGTACAAGTAAGCAAGGGCTTGAAATTATCGGCGATGCAGAAGGTTGTAAACGAGAGCCTTATTTGTGTCCTGCAAATGTGCTTACCGTTGGCATTGGTTCAACGGAAGCGTCAAGCGGTAAGATTGAAAGAAAAGTTTACACAGACAAAGAGATTGCACAGCGTTGGTTGGTTGATATTCAGCACGCAGAAAAATGTGTGAAGCGTTACGCAAACGGTTGGAATATTCCGCAATCGGTGTTTGATGTTGCTACTTCGCTGACGTTTAATGCTGGGTGTGGCACCGTGAGTAAATCGACGTTCTTTCGTAAAATCAAATCAGGCGATTATGTTGGTGCCTGTAATGAGTTGCCTAAGTGGGTTTATTCAGGTGGCAAGAAGTTACGAGGGTTAGAAATCCGTCGTGAGAAAGAGAAGGCGTTATGTTTAGCTGGGTTAATAAAATCTTAATGGCATTGATTTTGGGCTTGTGTGCGTGGCTATGGGGTCAGTCACGGAGGATAGATAGCTTGACAGCCGAGAACCAAACACAAGCCCAAACTATTGAGCAACAGCAAAAAGCAAACAATAAGCTGACAATGCAACTGCAACAAGAGCGACAAGCGGTGGAATACCAGCAAAATGTTGCAAATAAACTGCGAAAGCAGGTGGAGCAGAGTAATGAACAGATTAAAGCTATTTTACAGAAAGAGCCGTGTAGCGTTACTGCTTTGCCTCGTCCTGTTGTCGATGAGCTTAAGCGGTTGCACAGCAAAGACAAAGATTGAGTATTTATATCCTCCGCAAGCCTTTTTAGTGCAGTGTGAGCGGTCAGAGTTTGGTGGCACAACCTATGGTGATGCTATCGAGTATCTCGTTAAGGTGATGGGAGAACGTGACTTGTGTGCGGGTCAGGTTGATAGCATTAGAGAGTGGCAAGCACGAACTAAGCAAGGGTTTAAATAGCGGATTAACGTTTGTGCCACGGTAGAGAGCGGTCAGATGATCGCTCTTTTATTTTATGTAAATTAAATACTACATAATTTGCATATGGTTTTGGGGTTGTTAGATAAATCCCCGAGAAAATACGCAAGTGATGTAATTTATATATAACAAAACCCCGATCACTGCAAATGATCGGGGTTTTTCATTACCCATTAAAGCCGAATGAGTAACGATTTATGGAGATTATGACAGTTTTAACCGTAACCATCAAGGAGATACTTATGGAATATGGTTTATGGCAAATAAGCCTTGCAGTAACACTACCTATTTTAGCGTTTGTTTCACCAAAGCTAATTAATGCCATTGCTAATTTATTGAATGTTTTGAAATAAAAAGGATTAACCACGATGACGAAGAAAGACGAGGTTAAATCCACGTCTAAAGGCGTGGGTAAATTCAAACTAACAGACAAACAACAGCGGTTTGTTGAAGAATACTTAATTGATCTTAACGCAACACAAGCGGCAATTAGAGCTGGGTATAGCGAAGATACTGCAAAAGAAATGGGGTATGAGAACCTCACAAAACCTCACATTCAGAAAGCAATTCAAGAAGCTCAAAACAAACGAGCTGCGCGAGTAAATGTTACTCAAGATGATGTTTTAAAGGGATTACTTGAAATTATCTCAATGAGTACAGGCAAGCAGAAAATCACAGAAACAGAACTAAGTAAGGTTGATGGCTCTATTGTTCCTATGGATGTAGAGAAAGTTTGTTTTGAGCCTCACGCAGCAAATAAAGCGCTTGAGCTATTAGGTAAACATCTTGGTATGTTTAAGGATAAAGTCGATGTAACAAACTCTGACGGCTCACTTCGTCCTACGGTTATTGAGTTGGTGGCACCAAATGAAAATACAGCTTAATCTTCCCCCTAAACTGATACCGGTGTTTACACAGCAGAATGTGCGTTATCGTGGTGCTTATGGTGGTCGTGGTTCGGCAAAAACACGCACTTTTGCCAAGATGACTGCGGTTGTTGCATATCAACGGGCAATGCAAGGCGAAAGCGGTGTCATTTTGTGTGGTCGTGAGTTTATGAACTCGTTGGAAGATTCATCATTAGAAGAGATTAAGCAAGCCATTCAAAGTGAACCGTGGTTAGCAAATTTTTTTGATGTTGGTGAGAAATATGTACGCACAAAGTGCGGTCGAATTTCCTATATTTTTACAGGTTTACGGCACAATCTTGACAGTATTAAATCAAAAGCACGGATTTTACTTGCGTGGATTGACGAAGCGGAAAGTGTGAGTGAAATGGCATGGCGGAAACTTCTGCCTACGGTGCGTGAAAACGGTTCGGAAATTTGGTTAACGTGGAACCCTGAAAAGAAAGGTTCGGCAACGGATTTACGCTTTAGGCAACATCAAGACGAAAGTATGGCGATTGTTGAGATGAATTATAGCGATAATCCGTGGTTTCCTGATGTATTAGAGCAAGAACGCTTAAGGGATAAAGCCCGTTTAGATGATGCGACTTATCGTTGGATTTGGGAGGGGGATTATCTTGAAGAAAGCGAGGCTCAAGTCTTTAGAGGAAAATACCAAGAGCTTGAGTTTAAGCCTTTACCTGATTTTGAAGGCCCTTATCACGGGTTGGATTTCGGTTTTGCTCACGACCCAACTGCCGCAGTTAAATGCTGGGTGTTTAAGGATGAATTGTATATTGAATATGAGGCTGGCAAAGTCGGGTTAGAGCTTGATGATACAGCGACATTTTTGCAGAAAGGTATTGCCAGCATTGAGCAGTATGTAATACGAGCAGACTCAGCAAGACCTGAGTCTATTAGCTATTTAAAGCGACACGGCTTGCCTCGTATTGATGGCGTTTCAAAATGGAAAGGGAGTGTTGAAGATGGGATTGCTCATATTAAATCCTACAAGAAAATCTACATTCACCCACGTTGTCAGCAAACCTTGAACGAATTTCGCTTGTATAGCTACAAAACCGACCGCTTGTCTGGCGATGTGTTGCCAACATTAGTTGATGCCCATAACCACTATATTGATGCGTTGCGGTATGCGCTTAATCCTCGTATTCAGCGGAAAGGGGATTTTAGCCAAAATCCACTTAAACTTTACTAAGGATAATTTATGTCTGATGTTTCTATTGTTATGCGTGAAATCAGGGCGTTGAATGAAAAAGGTGTAATGATTGATGATTTGCTTGGTGGCACTAAAACAATGCGACAAGCAGGGAAAAAATACCTTTATCAATTCAGTCTTGAGGAAGAAGAGGCTTATAAAAACAGACTTAACCGCTCAACGCTTTATCCTGCTTTATCGGAAACGCTCTACCAAATGACAGGTAGAGTTTTTTTTGAGCCGATTACGACAAATAACGTTCACGATAAATTAAAGCAAGATATTTTGCCTGATGTGGATTTAGAGGGAAATAATGTCGATGTATTTTCTTCTCGTTGGTTTAATGCAGGTTTAACTTATGGCGTGGCGTGGTGCTTAGTGGATTACACCCGTACTGAGAATATTCGTACCATTGCTGATGAGAAAGCCGCTAATGCTCGTCCTTATTTTATTTTGATTAAGCCTAAAAATGTTTTGGGATTTAAAACGGATAAAATCAAAGGGAAACGACAAATCACGCAGTTTCGCTATATGGAAGATGTGTCGGTAGATGATGGCGAGTTTGGTTCGAAGATTGAAAAAATAATTTATGTGTACGAAATCGGCCGTATGCGTAAGTATAAAGCGGCAGAGGGGCAATGGACGCTGATTGATGATGTGCAACTTCTTGCTCAAAATCGACCGCTTGAAGTGGTGCCTGTTGTGCCGTTTATTACGAAAGAAAGCAATGTGTTTGCATTAGGTGAGCCGCCGTTGCTTGAATTGGCTTATCTGAATATTAAGCACTGGCAATCACAATCCGATCAGGACAACATTTTAAATACCGCTCGTGTGCCGTTATTAGGGATTTTCTCCGATACTGAAGTTAATAAGCTACAAGTTGGTGGCAGTGCGTTGCATTTACCAGCCGGTTCTCAAATTGCTTATATCGAACATTCAGGTAATGCGATTAACGCAGGGCAAGAGAGTTTGAAAGAGTTGGAAAGCCAAATGCGTGTTGCCGGGGCGAAACTCTTAGATAAAACCGTGTTAGCAATGACAGACAGTCAAGCCAAAGAAGAGCAGGGCAAAGAAATCAGTTTATTGCGACTGTATGCGAATAAATTTGAAGATGCGTTAGATTTAGCGTTGGAATACGTTGGATTATGGTTAGGTATTGATGATGTTGGTAAGGTAGAGATTAGCGGTAATATTGATGACGATCTCGATCCAAATGCCTCGATGGATATGGTCATTAAAATGCAACAAGCAGGCACACTTTCAAAACAAACCGTCTTTAATGAGGCGAAACGTCGTGGGCTGATTAGTGATAATGTGGAATGGGAAGATGAACAGGCTCGCTTAAATGAAGAAGGGGTAGATTATGGCCTTGAGTTCGCAGGACAAGCCGAAACAAAGCCTGAATAGTCGTATTGCATACGCCTTGACTGATCGCAAAATTCTGCATTTTCGTTATGATGCACATCTTAGACAGCAGGTAATGAAACGGCTAAGTAAAACACAACGTGAGTTGCTCAATCGTTTAGCGGCCGCAGGTGTGGATGCTTTACCTAAAAAGCAATTAGACACACTGCTTAAGGAGCTTAAGCAAGAAGTGGCAAAAGTCTATCAAGAAATGACCGCTTACACGCAAGACGAGTTAAGCGGTTTTTTTGCGGCCGAAACCCAACATATTCATCAGCTTTATAATGATGAAGTCGGCTTTGATTTTTTTAATCAGGTGCCTGAATATAAGCAAAAAGCGAATAAAACCGCAACGATTATTGCAGGTTCACCTTTAGAAGACTGGTGGGCAAAACAAGGTAATGATTTTGCGTTTAAGTTTGAAGGGATTATTCGTCAAGGGTTGTTAGATGGCCAACAAACAAGTCAAATGATTAGTGATGTTAAGCATTTAATGAATACGTCTCGCAGACACGCTGAAACCTTAGTGATTACTGCGGTAGCGAAAGTGGCAGATAATGCTCATCAAGCCTTAAGAGATGAAAACCTTGATATTTTGGCAGGAGAAAAACACCTTTCTACACTAGACACACGAACATCAACGGTATGTCAATTAAGAGATGGGTTAATGTGGGATTTAGATAAAAAGCCGATAGACCACGATGTACCTTATCAACGACCGCCTTTGCACCCACGTTGTCGCAGTATTTTACAGCTTGTAACCAAGAGCTGGAAAGAGCTTGGGATTGATGGTGTAGATGAAATGCCATCAAGCACGAGAGCAAGTCAAGACGGCCCTGTATCAGAGCAAATTAACTACGAAAATTGGTTAAAAAGCAAATCGCCTGAGCAACAAGATCAGGTATTGGGCAAAGGTAAGGCGGATTTATGGCGTAGAGGCGTGATTACTTTTGCGGATATGTTGAATCAGAGTGGAAGACCGTTGACGTTAAAGCAATTAAGCGTAAAATTGGAGAATGGTCTTTTAGATACAGAGCAGTCATTGAACCAAACAACAATTGAATTGCTTGATGACTTAAAGGCTTACAATATCGAATATAGACCAGTCCAAATGCTTTCAAGTCAGTTATCTAGTGATGATATTATTGCTAAGTTAGCTGGTGGTGATGAAACAAAAGGATCTTGTGCGTCTTTAGCTTTATCTTATATTGGTAATAGAATTGGGCTTGATGTTACGGATTATCGCGGCGGTAAAAGTTGTGATTTTTTCAGCTATAAGCGTAATGTGAAAATGTTATTTTCTGCAAAAGGTGTGATAGCCAAAGAGTTTGAGGTATTAAGGGAGGCTAAAGGTGCAGCTGATATTCTTAACTCTGAGCTGGTATTAGGCAGGGAGTATTATTTAAGTGCAGGTAGACACGCAGCTATTGTGCGTCGTAGCAATGGCGGCTTAGAATATCTTGAATTGCAATCAAAAGATAAAAATGGTTGGATGCCTTTTAATAAATATGGCTCTGTAATTAAGACTTTAAATAAACGATTTGGCTGTCGGTTAAGTCCTGAAAAATATAGTTTGAAAAGAAAAATACAATTAGCTGAAGTTGATAGCTTTAAATCAGCGAAGCAAGATCTAAAAGAAGTGTTAGGGTATTTAAATACAGCTGAGGATAAACAGAAAAAAGGTGTTTTAGGGGAAGAAAAATGATCTCTTGGTATAAAAACCATAAAAAAGATAAAGTTTGGTGGAAAGATAACGATGAAAAAATTGGTGAACTGGTTTTTTCATTTGATAAAGTGATTGAATTTAACTTTTGGCAGGATTATCCGCATAAACTAACGCCTGAACAGAAAGCTATTTTTGATGCAGAGAATGAGATTCTTGTGCGGGATTTGAAAGGTCAGTCATAAGTATTCAGGATTTATAACTGCGTGGTGTAATTACATTTCGGGATATGTTAGATCAGAGTGGTAGACCGTTGACGTTAAAAGATTTATACTTAATGCATAATTTAGACGTTGGTTATAGTACTATGAACAGCATTGAAGAATTGCGACAAAAGGCAGTTGATGTAGAACCTGAGATTACAGAAAAAATCACAGAAATTATTTCGTCTGTTGGTGCAAAAACAGCTGGATTAGAATATCGTCTGAAGTCTTTAGAGTCGCTGAAAAGAAAAGTGGAAACAGAAATTCTTGCTGGTATTTCTGAGAAACAGGCAATCAATAGTGTAAAAGATGTTATTCGTTATACTGCAATTCTTGATGTTAATAACTTTGTGTTGCAATATGACGAAATTAAGTCAGCACTTGAAAAACAAGGTTACTTGACTGTTGTTGTGAAAAACTCTTGGAAAGATGGGGCTGTTTACAAAGGCGTTAATACTTTTGTTACCACTTTGATTAAAAAGGATAATGTTGTTTTTGAATTACAATACCATACTCAGCAAAGTTTTGATTTAAAAAATGGCGTATTGCATAATCTTTATGAACAGTTTAGAGATCCTGCAACATCTCAAGATGAGAGAAAAAAATTGTACGAAGAAATGCAAATATTAAGCTCACAATTAACCGCACCTAAAGATATTCATAAGGTAAAAGGAGTGAAATAATGTATCAATATTATTTAGCCCAAATTGGTGAAAATCAACAAAAGCTTATTCGTGGCATACCAGATGATTTACTTTCTTTTTCTACTTATGAACCAGAAAAAGAAGATTGGGATCAAAAGTTTGGTACTTTTTGGGCTGATAAAATCTTAGTAAGTGATTTTGATGCATTTAAAGAAATCACCGAAAAAGAAGCTATTCGTTTTATTAAGGTTCACTAATGCTTTCTCATAAAGCTGAATTACTAGCTAAACAGTTGCATGCAAATCAAGTTGATAAAGCTGGAAAAGCCTATGTTAATCATCTGCAATCTGTTGTTGATGGGCTTGTTCAGCCAACGGATGATGAATTAGCAGTAGCTTGGTTACATGATAGTGTAGAAGATACAGCTATCTCGCTTGCTCAAATTAAAGCTGAATTTGGTTCAGTTGTAGCAAATGCTATTGGGGCGATAACGAAACGAAAAGGCGAATCATACGAGACTTATTTAAAACGAGTAAAAGCAAATGATATTGCTCGAAAGGTCAAGATAGCTGATTTAACTCATAATATGGATCTAAGTCGTCTAGCAAAAGTCACTGAAAAAGATATTGTAAGACAGCAGAAATATCAGCAAGCTAAACTATTTCTACTAACCTAGCCTAAGCGCTAGGTTTTTTTATACCTAATTTCAACTAAACCGCTTATACAGCAATGTGTAAGCGGTTTTTTATTGCCTGTAAGATAGGAAAGTACACCCGAAAGCGGTTTGTTTCTCTCGCTTACCGTTTCTTACAGGCTCTTTTAGCGAGAGTAAGAGAGAATATATATGAAGAAGGAAATCAATTTACTAAAAGTTCCATTTTTTTGGTACAGAATTGTTGTTAGTAGAACACGATGAGCAACCATATGTTGTAATGAAAACTATCACAGAAAGTATTGGTCTTTCGTGGCAAGGTCAGCACGAAAAATTAGTTGAGCATTTTGGGAAAGGTATCAAGGAAATCTTGATACCTACAAATGGCGGTTTGCAACTAATGATTTGTATGAATTTACGCAAGTTTCCAGCTTGGTTATATTCTTTGCAACCTAAAAAAGTTTCTGATCCTATCAAGAGAGCTAAAATCATCTCATTCAAAGAGGAATGTGATTACATTTCGGGATATGTTGAATCAGAGTGGAAGACCGTTGACTTTGGCAAAATTAAATGCAAAATTTAATACTCAAGATGGAGTAATAAAGCAAATGCGTTCAAATTGGTCAGACGATTTCCCCGATACAGTTATAGATAGAAAATTAGGTGAGGCAACATCTCACCCTCTTTATGAATTAGCTAAGAAGGGGGATATTGATGCGGCTTATCATTTAGCAAAAGATCTTGTTTCAGATGAAGCAATTGAGAAATTGCGTAAAATCATCGCTGGTCGGAATGTTATTATTGTTCCAGTTCACGCTGAAGAAGCTGTTGGTAGAAATATGATTCCTGTAGCAACTGCTACAGTGCTAGCGAAGAAATTGAATGTAAAAGTCGATCTTTCCATTGTTCAAGCAACTAAGGTTTCTAGAACAGCAGGTGATGGTTGGCATAGATTGATTTATTCCCCTGCATTTGATGGAGAATATCCTAAAGGTCAACTGGCTATTATTCTCGATGATACTCAAACGCAAGGCGGTACATTAGCCAGCCTTAAAGGGTATATTGAGCAACAAAATGGTACAGGGCAAGATCGCATCTTTCTCAAATTTATGATCTAATACACCTTAATTATCCATATCAAATCAGGTTGTAAAATGAGCGTTTTTCGTTTTTTTGAAAATTTATCCGACCCACGAGCCTATAATCAAAAACACCACTTTTTAGACATCGTTTTTCTCGTCGTCAGTGCCGTGATTTCGGGGGCAAACAGCTGGACTGAAATCAAACTTTTTGGCGAATTACATTTGGATTGGTTGCGAAAATATCGTCCTTTTGAGTGTGGCATTCCTGTCGATGATACTATCGCCCGTGTAATAAAACGCATTGAGCCACAAGCATTTAATGAGGTTTTTCTTAATTTTATCAATGAGATACGCACACAACAAGGACGTGAAGTGATTGCGATTGATGGCAAGACACTTCGTCATAGTTTCAATCCGGAAACCCAAAGTGCTTTGCACAGTGTGACGGTGTGGAGCCAGTCTCGTGGTTTGATTTTATCGCAGAAAAAATCCTCGGGTAAGCAAAATGAGCAGCAGGCGGTGATGGAAATTATCGATAGTTTTTGCTTAAAAAATGCCGTTATAACGGTGGATGCGATGAATACACAGAAGAAAATTGCGGAGAAAATCATCGAAAAGAAAGGGGATTATGTGATGCCGTTGAAGAAAAATCACCGTCAATTTCAGTCGGAAGTGGAGGCGTATTTTCACAAAATCAGCCGAGATTGCCCCGAAATGCTTGAGACGTATGAGGAGGTAAATGCGGAACGTAGTCGAATTGATGAGCGTTACTACCGTAAGCTGAAAGTGAGTGATTGGCTGAGCAAAGCGGAGGAATGGAAGGGGATAAAATCGGTGTTGGAGGTGTGTCGCAAGCGGTCAGATAATGGCAAAGAATCACAAGAAAAAGTCTTTTATATCAGTAGTTTGGATGTTGATATTCAAATATTGGCGAAGTGCGTGCGAGGGCATTGGGAAGTGGAAAACAAAGCCCATTGGGTGCTAGATGTGGTCTATAAAGAAGACGAATGTGCTGTGACCGATGAATGGGGTGCGGAAAATCTGGCAATTTTGCGTCGATTAGCGTTGAACTTGGCTCGATTGCACCCGAAAAAGCAGAGTATGAAAGGGAAATTGACCGCTGCTGGTTGGTCAGATGAATTTCGAGATGAGCTGTTGCTCGGCGTGTAGATTGAAAAATGGACAACATATGCGGTTGCCCTGAATTCTGTGTAAACACCCATTTCAACTTAACGGTGATCGTCTAAGCGATCACCAAAATCAATCATAAATCGATTCATCGCCAGTTTCCAGTTCTGAATCGGCATTGTCCATTTTTTTGGTGCATCTTTAATCGCAAGCCAAATCACTTTGAAAACGGAATCATCCGTCGGGAATACATTTCGTTTTTTAATCACGCGACGAATCACGCTATTAAGCGATTCCACGGCATTCGTGGTATAAATCGCTTTACGAATGTCAGCCGGATAATCAAAAAATGTGGCAATATTTGCCCAGTTATCTTCCCAGCCTTTCGCCACAAGCGGGTATTTTGCCTGCCATTTTTGCGAAAGTGCGGTCAGATTTTCGCGAGCCTGTGCTTCCGTCGAGGCCTGATAAACCTGCTTTAAATCTGCGGTGACGGCTTTGTAATCTTTCCACGAAACGAATTTCAAAGCTGTTACGCACTAAATGCACAATGCAAAGCTGAATCTTCGTTTTAGGATAGACTGCATTGATGGCTTCTGGGAAGCCTTTTAAACCGTCTACACAGGCAATAAAAATGTCTTTTAAGCCTCGATTTTGAAGCTCTGTCAGCACATTTGCCCAGAACTTCGCACCTTCATTTTCAGCAATCCAATCACGGTCACGAGGCGTCTCAATTTCTATCTCACCTTCATCACAAATGACGGTCTTAGATGTGTAACCGTTACGTGCATTTTTACCTTTTCTAGGCTGATGTTTTTCATAACCAAGATGGTCGGTCAGTTCACCATTTAACGCAGCCTCGACGGTGATTTTCTTGAGCATCCGTGAAAATTGATTGAGGTCTTCTGGTGTTTTTAGGTTTTTGGCAAATTCCGCTGCCAAGGCGTGAAGTTGTTTTTCGTTCATAATAAAATACCTGTGTCTGAATGTATTATCTCAGAAACAGGTATTTACACAAATTGTGGGAGAGGCTCGCCAATGCGGCTGCTCAGCCATTCCCTGCAAATATTGCAGCGATGGCAACAGTAGCATCTGAAACTGCAAGCATTATTTCCACTATTCAATCTGTTTCATTAAGCGGTATGGCTCACTCTGGTATTGATAGCATACCAAAAGAAGGAACGTGGTTGCTTGATCGTGGTGAGCGAGTTGTTGATAGTCGTACTAACCAAGATTTAAAAGCCTTTTTAGCAAATCAAGGAAACCGAAATCAAGCATCGGGTAAATCATCTGTAAATGTTCAAATCATCAACAATGGTAATGCGGTAGATGCCAAAGTTTCTCAAGAAGAAACGCCAGATGGAACTCACATCACAGTGGAATTGTTAAAAACAATGAGAGGAATCGCAAGAGAAGAAAGTCAGAATGCGATCACCAATAATTTCGCTCGTGCGGGTGGTCAATTTAGACGATAGGAGTATGTAATGCCAAAATCCCTACCCCAAAAAATGGCAAACGAACTGCCAAAACTGGAACAAAATGCCTTGATTGAACTGTGGGAAATTGATTTAAGGCATATCAGCAGTAATAGCGACCAAACACGAAAAGGGGAGTTGTTACGCTTTCACAATGGCTTAAATCAAGGTCAGCAGAATGTTTGGTGGCAAGGTAACGAGTACCAAGCCTATCCAATTAATGCGGACGGTTTTGAGATTAGCGGTCAAGGGCCGAGTAACCGACCGACTTTAACAATCTCAAACCTGTACGGCATTGTCACCGCTTTAGCCGCAGATTTCGGACAAGGGATTGGGGCGAAAGTGACACGTCGTTTAGTTTACGCCCAATTCCTTGATGCTCGCAATTTTCCTAACGGACGAAACTCACAAGCCGATCCGACACAGGAAAGTGTCAGTTTATTCATTATTGAACAGCTAAAAATCCTCAATGATGAAGTGGCGACCTTTGAGCTGGCTTTACCCGCAGAAACAGATAATGCACGTATTCCGTTGCTGATGATTACGTCTGATACTTGCATTTGGCCATATCGTTCTGCGGAGTGTGGCTACACAGGCGGACCGGTTGCCGATGAAAAAGATAATCCGACAACCGATCCGAAAAAAGATGCTTGCTCTCACTGTTTGCGTGGTTGCAAGCTGAGATTCGGGGCTAACGCCATTTTACCGTTTGGTGGCTTTCCAAGTACGACGCAGTATGGGGCTTAAGCAAATAGCGGTTCTATGTGAAATGTAGCACGCTGTTCTAATTGCCACAAATCAAAATCTGCTTGCATACCTAACCATAATTTTGGTGTGGTATTAGGCAATAGCTGACTTAAACGGAGTGCCATTTCAGGGGTAATCGCTGATTTTTCATTGATAATACGAGATAGACAGACACGAGTGACACCAAGTTGTTTAGCAATTTGAGTAATGCTAGTATCGGCATTATCTAGGTATTCTTTTAGCAACAAGCCTGGATGTGGTGGGTTAAACATTCTCATTCTTCAGCTCCTTAATGATAATCTTGATAATCCACAATTTCTGCGTGACCGTTTTCAAATTTAAAGGTTAAACGCCAGTTTTTATTGACTTTGACACTCCAATGCCCAACAAGATTACCTTGTAATGGGTGTAAATCCCAACTAGGGAAGTTCATTGCAGAAACAGTTTCAGCGTTCTCTAGTGTCGCAAGTTGAAGACGCAATTTAGAAGCGTGATTAGCTTGAATACCTGCTGTTGAACCTGTTTCAAAAAATAGCTTTAAGCCTTTATGTTTAAACGAGAGAATCATTGTGGTTATCCTTTTTGTATACAGTAAGTATACACTTAAATCTTAACTTGTAAATAGGTTGTATACAATAATGCAAAATATCTCTTTTACAGAACAAATTTTATATCACGCCAAACGCTCAGAACCGCACGAAAGTTGCGGTTTTGTCGTTTCTAAGGGCGGTGAGTTGCGTTATTTCCCTTGTGAAAATGTTGCTGTCGATCCGATTAATCACTTTGAAATCTCGCCTGATGATTGGATTCGGGCGGAAAGTGTGGGTGAGATTGTAGCTGTCGTTCATTCGCACCCTGATTCTGAAAACGAAAAGGGCTTGCCGTATTTATCGACGGCTGACCGTGAATGCCAAGTGCGGTTAAATTTGCCGTTTTGGTTGGTGTGTAGTGGCAAGTTGCAAAAATTCCGCCCAATCTAGAGATATTAGATTTAAATAGTTTACACCAGGCATTACAAATTGATATAAACCGTTATATTTCAT